CGTGCCCTGCAGGATGACGCCCGCAAGCAATTCGGTGTTGGGTGCGGTGCGCAGCGGCTTGGCGCCGAGCCCGTCCACGTTGAGGGTAACCGTCGCGCCGTTCGTAACATGCGGAGTAAAGGCGATGGTTTGCCCGTGCAACTTGTCGAGGCCGGTGAAGCCCTGATAGCTGGCAACTGTGTAGCCCGTCGAGCTGCCGCCCGTGGCGATCAGTCCAGCCGTGTCGTCTCGGTACTTCGCGGCGGCGGCCATCATGCCACGCGCGCTGTCGTTGACCTGCGAGGGCGGCATCCCCTCGGGCCACTGGCAGGATGGATCGGCGGTGCCGTTGGTGCTGGCGCTCTGTGACCATTTATAGAACGTCATGCGATGCCCTGTCGGTTAGCAAAGATTGGAGCCCGAGCGGCAAGCGCCGCTCTGAGGCCGGATAGGTCGATCGGCCTTGCGGCCGGCATGGAGATCGGCGGCGCCTGCACGGCAGGATCGGTGGCGGGAATACTCGGTACGGCTGGCGCAGCGGTCGGCGCGCTAGCGAATATCGGCGGCCTGGCCGTTGGCATCGTTGGGGCGGCAGGCTCTCCGGCCGCCGGCGGCGAACTCGGCACGGTTGGCTGGCCCGGCAGCGCCGGAGCCTGGACACCCATTTTCCGGCCCGCCCACGCGTGCAATCCCTGCGCAGTCATTCCCCGCAAGAACGGGTTGGCCCTAATCGCTTCCACCGAGAGGATGGCCGAAACAGGCGTGTTCGGGTCCGCCTGCAACACCTTCACAGCCCCGTGAGGCCCCGCAAAGTGTGCAAGATAGGAGGTCCCGGCCGTGACGGGCAGTCCGCTCTTTGCTAGAATGGCCTCGTTGGCGGCGCGGTACGCATCCGCCATCTGCCCGGCCAAAGCGGGATCCTTCTTGAGGGCCAAAAGCTGGTCATCTGGAAGGCCGGCAAGGTCGGGACGGTTCTTGCGGATAGTCTCCAACCAGGTCCCATTGGTGAACCCGGCGGGACCCGAAGCAGTAGAATTTCCATTGGTTGCGTTGGGGTTGCCGCCCGATTCGGCGCTTATGACACGATCAGAATAGGCCATATGAAACGTCCCGAGATTGATCTAACCCCCGCAAAGTGGAAGCCCGAAGGTGACAAGCCGCGTGAGCCGATCCTTGGCCCGGGCGCAGCGCCATTCGCGCGCGAACTCATCCTAATTGCAGCGGCTTTAGGACTTGTTTTCCTGGTCCTCACGCTGGCCCCGAACGTCAACAACGCGGCTCGAGGCGTGCTGCTCGGCGGGTCGACGCCGGCGGCGACGTCCTACACATGGACGCCCGAGCGTGGGCTTGAGCGGAAGAATTAGCGGCGCTGCGTCGCTGCCACCGCTTCCGTACTGCCGACCGTCAACCCTTGCGTTGCGGCTCCGCCAACGCCGCGCGCGAGCTTTTGGACATACTCGAGACGCGCCACCGTAGCGTCTACCATCTTTCGAAGTTGCGCCGGCGAAACGGTCGCGCCGTTCTGCAAGAGGATGCGCCCGATTTCCTCGCGCACCGCTGCTGTGTTGCCCGAAATCATGTTGTGGCCAGCGGCGAGAACGGATTTTAGCGCTCCGCTCCAATTGCCGCTGACAATCTGCCCAATCAAATGCGGGTCAACGGATGCGGCCGCCTGGTCGGCGAGATTGTCCGCGGTGCGCGAGCCGCCGAGCGCGTGGTTGCGGGTTTCAAACATGGTGCTTTCGCGGGCAATTCGCCGCTGCATCATGTCGTTGCCCGGGGCCATCGCCGCGGCTTCGTCGCGGAATGCGTCATTCGTGAGCGGCCGCGCCTTGTTGACGCCGTGGGCCGCCGACTGCGCCTCTGCAATCAGCGGATCGGCGTAGCCCGCGCGATAGGCCGCCTGCCCCTCGGGCGTCAATGCCTCATAGGCCGGGATAGTGTCTTCCGGCCGGCCGCGCATCGCAGCGTTGCGGCCCTGGTCGATTGCGTCAATGTCGCGCGAGGCGCGAGAGTATCGCGCATTAGCTGCCTTGTAGCCCTCCGAGGCGTTTTCTAGCGCCGTGTCGAGTTCGCGTAGCGCGCCCTTGAGGAGCCGCGCCTTGTTGCCTGCGCCGGCGCGTATCGAGGCTTGGTGGGCGTCGGCGAGATCGCCGCGCACGCGCGCCACCGCTTCGAAATCAGTAAGGTTCGACTTGCCATCCGTGAGCCTAGCGCGCACGTTCGCAAGCGCCGCCTCGACGCTGTCATTGGCGATATTGGTGTGGAAAGCCGTCCCAGGCGAAAGCGTCCGGTCAATAGCGGCAATGGTGCTCGATACGTCAACTGGCTTCGCATCGCTGCGCACCGCGCTGAATTCAGCGTCTGCCGCCGCGTCGCGCGCATTCGTCATGCCTGTTCTGGTCTGCGCGGCGGTCTGCGGCGCGTCAAAGCCCTCGGCGAGCGCGCCGGCAACGCGCCTTCCCTGCCCAGCCTGCCGCGCCTCAAGCGCCTCAACAACGTCTGTGCGTCCCCTGCCTGGAGCCCGGGCGACGTTCGAAAGCGCGCGTTGTCCCGCGTTGCCCAGGGCGTCGGCCACAGCAAACTGCGGCTGTCCCTCATTCGCCGCTTGGACAACGCGCAACGCCACCTCATCGGGCGACAACCCGCTTTCATGGATGATGCGTGCCGCCTGCGTTTCGCCATAGGCTTTCGGATTGCCGCGCGCCTTCAGGTGCGCGAAAATCGGGGCGGCCGCGCCCTTGATAAGGCTCCCCGCGATCGGTAGCACGCCGCCAAGAACGCCGCCTGTAACCAAGCCAGTCGCCGCATTCCTCGCGCGCTCGGCGAGGCCGTTCCCCTCATTCGCGCCGGCCACGCCGCCAATGACCGCCGAATCGGCAGCGCTCGAGGCGACGCGGGGAATAAGCCCAGCCTCCTGCGCAAGCCATCGGCCGGTAGTGATGCCGTTTTTTCCAAGGGCGCCGCCGGTGACTGCACCAGCAAGCGCCTCCGTGGCCGTGCCAAGGATCCCCGTTTCGTCGCGGGCCTTGTCCAAAATCAAATCCTCCCGCGCCTTCGCGTAGTTGTAGCCCTCGGCAGGGCTCAAGGTGCGGTGCCGGATCATTTCAAGAGGCGTCATCGCCGCGGCCATGATCGCGTTATCCGCGCCAAGCGTCGCGCCGTGAACGAGGCGGCGGGTGAACCCCGCGTCACCCGGGTTTAGCGCCGCCCGCTCCTCGATCGCGGCTCGCTGATACTTGTCCGGCGGCGGCGCAGCCGGCGCCTTCTCGGGCGAGAAGTTTTCCGACATCACGCGGTTGATGGTGGCCGCATCCGTTCCATCGGGAAAGTCTACGGTGACGCCACCGGGTCCAGTAACTTTGATGGTCATTTCGGCGAGAGCCCCCCGTTAGGCGTCCAGGTGTAGGAGCCGGAGGGCGCTTGCGCCGCCGGCGCGTTGGCCTGCCCGGGTTTGTAGTAGGTGCCACCGCGTAAATCGTTGATGCGCGAATCGTTGATTTTCTGCTGGCGCTCCGCAAGCTGGATCATGCGGTTAATGGTGCGCTCGCGAATGTCCGGTGGCGTTGACGGGTCCGCCAACATTTCGAGAAAGCGGGCCATTTCGCGATCGGTGGTTGCACCCTTCAGGGTTTCCGACATGGATTTGATCGCCTCGCCGGACATCAGTTGATTGAATTCACGAGTGGCCTTCGCCGCCTCCTGGTCGATGATGGCGCTCGCGCCCGGTACGGCCGTGCCGACCCAGCCGCGCGCGGCCGCGGTAGCGCCCGTGAACGTCTTAGTGTTGAGCTCTTTGGCTCGCCGGAGCGTGTCCAAGGTGCCAACGAGAACGGCGTTATCATCCTCCGCCGCCATGATCGCCTTTTTGTCGGCGGCGGAGAGCGGCTGCGCATCCTCGCGCGGATACTTACCCGTCAAAACATATTGCTGATGTTTCGGGTCTTTCGGGTCGATTCCGCGTGCCTTGAGCGCGCTTTCGCGCGCGGCAATTTCGTCCTCTACCTTTGCGGTCTTACTCTCCGGAGTGTAGGCCCGCTCCACCTTCCCGTTGTTCCAGATGTAACCTTCGCCAAGCGTCGTAGGGGCCTTCCCCTCGGGCTCGTACGCGCGCTCAATCTTCCCGGTCTCCGGGCGCCACACATACCCGTTGCCAATCACAGTTGGAGCCTTCGGCCCGCCGAAGTGCTGCGCAACCAGCGTCTTGAGCATTTCGCCGTTGCCGGGCTGCACGGCCGCAAACGCCCTCTCGGGCGCAACTCCCTTTGCGATAAGCGAGCGAACGGTAAGGTTTTGCGCCTGCGCAGCCTGTTGTGCGGCGACGGCCTTATCGTCGTTGCGCTGGCCCGTGACGCCAGCCACAAGGCTGCCAATCAGGCCGCCACCATGGCGGAAGTTCTGATATCCCGCCATCAAGTGGTCGCCGAGGCCAGGCGACGGCGCTGCAGGCGCGGCCGGGATCGCGGCCGCCGGTGCGGCCGGCGCTGGCGCTGGCATTGCCGCATTCGCCTGCGACGGCGCGCCGATCGGTCCAAAAGGCCACCGCGCATTGTCCAACGGGATCGGCTGCCCGACAGCGGCTTGCTGCGGCGCTGCCATCGGGCCAGGCGCAGCCGGTGCGCCATAGTCCGCCTGGTCGGACGGCAGTCCGCTCGGCATGGCCTGCATCTGCGCGTTGCGCTTCAGGAAATCGAGCAAGCCGCCGCCATCGGAGGCCGGGAAGAGTGCGTCCAAGAGCCCCGCCATTACAGCAAACTCAACAGGCCGAGCACACCGCTGCCTCCGCCCTGCCCGTTCGCCGAGCCGAGCCCCTGCATGATCGTTGCGAACTGTTGCGCGCCGCTCATCTGGTTGGTGGTGGTGGAGGTGCCGTTGGAATTGGTGCCGAGCTGCGCGAGGGGAATGCCAATCTGCGCAAGCAGCCCGAGATTTTGCGCCGGTATGCCCTGCCGCAGCGCTTCCGCCGCAAGAACCGATTTCGCCCCCCAATTATCGGCACTGAGCGCAGCGTCTGCGGCTGACACGCCGGCCTGCCTGTTCACAAGCCCCTGCTGGTTCATGCCCGTGACAAGGCCCGCGGTGGTGTTGCCGGCCCCATAGAGGTCCCTTGCCGCACCCTGCTGGTTCTGGACGTTCTGGTTGTATTGAGCCGCAATGACCGGCGCCACGCCCTGCGTGATGCCGCGCCCGAGCGCTTGCGAATTGGCTCCGGAAAAGCTGCGCCCGGCCGCCGCGAACTGACCGTTCACATCGCCCTTGATATCAGACGTCAATGCGTCGATTGCGTCCTTGAAGCCGGGCGTTTCATACGGATTGTAATTTGTGTTGCTCGCCAACGGCTGCGTGGCCTTCAGATAGGCGTCATAGTTCTGATTGACCCGCCCGGTTTCGTTGGTCGCCCCGCCCCCGCTCAAAAGATCGGTGGCAACATTGCCAACCGCCGGCGCATAAGGGTTTCCGGCCTGCCCTTTCTTTACAAGCTGGTTGATGGCGTCCGTTTGCGCCTGGCTGAGAGAACCAGCCCCTGGGAGAAGATTGGAAACGCCACTGATGAGCCCGTTAACAACGGGCGCCGATTCCTCCCACGGCCGGGTAGAGCTCGATTGCTTCGTGGTCGATGTCGATTGGCCGCCCATTCATAAATCCCTGTCTAGAACGACGCACTTTGACCGATACCCCTCTAGAACACGTTCCCAACCCTTGCGGCCGTAAATCCGCATTTTCGAGGATCCTTCCGCCTTCGCGTAGGCTTCGATTTGCTCGAGGAAGGGCAGCCAGCGGCGGCGGTCCCGTCCGCCGCACGCGACCAGGACACAGACCAAATCGCCGCTCGCGGAGACAAGCTGCGTTGTCGCTGCCGCCTCAACGATTGGCGGTGCGCCATCGGCGAAGGCTATCCACAACAATTGATCGCCGCCGAGCACCTCCGATTCGATGAGCTCGAAATCGCTCACGCCGACGCGCTCAACCGCGCTCTTGATGAAGTCACGCGCCAGCGGCCACACGATCGAAACCGCCCGCGGGTCGATGCACGCGAACCTAGCCGGCGATGACATAAGCAAAGGTCCGATTGGCCTGGGCGTTGTTGGCATGCGTGAAGGTGAAAGAGCCGTTGGCCGTCGCGCTCAGAAACATCGTTCCGTTGCCCAATTCAGCCGCGGCGTTCGCGGTGAGAGGGATCGGGATAACGACAGAGCCTGCCGCGCAATTGATATCCGTCACGGTGGTTGAGACGGCGCTTACCGCAAGGGTCACGATGCCGGTGGCGTTCGAGCGTCCCGACGCAAGCTCGCGAACTGAGCGGACGATCTTTGCCAGATCCTTTTCGTTGGCGCCGGGAACATAAGCGGTCAAATCGCGCCCCCTGGCTGCGCATCGGGCTCCACGCCTCCGAAGAACGTCCATGATGATCCGGCCGGGATGCGATTGCGGAAACGGATAAACCGGGCATCGCGCATGCCGTCGATCCGACCGGTGCGCGCGCTTAAGCCGACCTCGCGGCCAATGACCGGCGTCGCCTGCAACGTTTCGCGATAGACATAGCGCCCGAAAATCGCTGGCGCGTCGCTAACGGGAACGTAGCCGCTCACGACCAGGCGGCGACCGCCGGCCGACTGCTCGGCGCTGTCAATGGTCGCCTCAAGCGGCGGGCCCGAGAAAAAGCCGAGTTTGTGGGCGCTGTCGATTTGTCCAAGCTGCGGCGCGAATGACGTCGGATAGTCGTCAAGCGAGACAGTGAGCGCGTCCAGCGAGCCGCCGGGCGCAACCGCGTCCAGCGATTCCAACGTAATGCCGGATTGCGAAATGCCGAGCAGGCATTCGCCGGAGGCGGATATCGGGAAAAACCTGTTAAGAACCGTGTCGAAGCCAAGCAGCTTGTCATACAGGCCCGAAGAGCCGGAGACTGACTTATAGGCCCAATAGATGCGGGAACTGCGCGGGTCGGCGGTGCCCATGAACAGTTGCGGATTGCTGGCATCGAAATCCTTGACGAAGGATCTATCGACGCGCTCGCGGCCGATCGGCTCCGGCGCACCGCCGGGCACAATCCGGTGGTAGCCCTGCGTCGCATAGAAATAGACGGTATTGCTGCGGCGGATGATCGAGTAAGGCGCATGAAGCCCGATGCCATCGGCGAGCTTGTCGATCTGGAAGATGACGGGCGATCCGGGAACATAGGCCATTGTTCGGATGGCCTGATCCTGGAAGATCACTCCGAATTGGTCGCCGCCGGCCACGCCGCGGACATTGCCGCCGTCTGCGAAATCCTGGAAGTCGCAAGAATTGACCCCGACCGTCCAGCTATTCGCAGCATTGAAGCTGTTAAGGCCAGACCACATGATGCGGAATGGCTGCGAGAGCAGCCCTGACAGCACCAAGAACCCGCCGACAACGGTAATGTAAGCGGCGGGTGGCGGGGAGCCCAGCGCCGCCGAGAAGGCCGAGGCCGATGACAGGTCAAAGACCTGCAAGGCATGATTGGCTTGCGTTGCAAAGACCAGATTTCCGGTTTGCGCGAACTGCCATTGTGCATCCGGGTCCACCGAGGTGTAGCTGCCTCCGTCGGCGGAAACGTCGATCCAGGTGAAATCGGTGTTGTCGAGCTTGTAGAGCTTCGTCGCCGTCGCTGCGAACGTGACCACGCTACCGTTCGATTGCAGCGCATAGAACGCACCTCGGCACGGCCCGGGGAGCGCTTGTGTGTACTGCGCGAAAGACGGGAATGGCCCGTAACCGTCGCCCTGCGGCACGCAATTAAGGACGGCCTTGGTCGAGGTCCCGCCGTAATCGCTTATATCGGGCCGGTATTCAGCGGCTGGAATGAGCGGCATTTAGTGGCTTTCGGGCGGCAAGATTTCCTGATCGGGGTCAACCGTCCAGGTTTTCGGGATCGCGGTTCGCGGCGACCACGTGGCCCCCGGCGCAGCCTTGATATTCCACCCGGAGGCTTGCGGATTGACTGCCTCCCATGAGGGTGATGGCGCGGGATCGGCGGCCCAATCGCTCGGGCCGAACGGACAAGGCAGCCAATTGATGAAATCTCGCGAAAGTGCCGCCGCATTCCCGATCACGACATAGGAGGCGGCGCCTGCTGTTATCGACGTTGCAAGGTTCGCGTTAGCTGCACTGATCAGATACGCAGCGCCGATGGCGGGCAGTCTCGCCGAAAACGCTGCGGCGTTGCCGGTCACAAGATAGCCGGCGGCGCCGACGACGAATCGCGCCGAGAACAGCGTGGCCTTGCCCGATTCGGAAAAGACGCCCACAGACGCCGACAGCTTCGACACAAACACGGCCGGATTAGCCGTGATGGTGTAGCTCGTTCCGGCTGCAGGCTGCCGAATGGCGACCGTCACGGCGTTGCTGGTCAATGCAAAGCTTCCTGGAAGCGCCGCGAGCACAATGTTCGCTAAGCCAGGCTGCCCCATCTGCCCAAGGGCAAGCCGTCCGGTTGCATTGAAGCCGAGAAGGGACATTCAGAGCCCCGCTTATTGCGTGCAATACTCAGTGATGATGACGATGCCAGGCGCCCCGGCGCCGCCGTTGGCGGTCGCCGTAACATTGAACACGATCGCACCGCCACCACCGCCACCGTAGTTCGTCCCGGCCTTTCCGTTCGCGTTTGAGAACGAAGTAACACCGCCGCCGCCGCCGCCCATAACCGCATTCCCGCCAGCCCCAGAAGGGATAATGCTGGACGTCGAATTCCCGATTGATCCATCGCTTCCGGAGCCACCGGCCTGTGTAATGTCTCCGGTCCCTGCGATACCGCCAGCACCGCCCACGCCCAGCACGCCTGCTTGGCCATTGAGCCCGCCGGAACCGCCCTTTCCGATGCAAAGCGCGCCCACCGACGTGTCTCCGCCAGCGCCGCCCGTTGACGTGCCGCCAACCCCGCCGGCGCCGCCGGCCCCAATCGTCACGGTCTTTGACGCACCGATAGTCGCCGCAGTGGCATACAGACGCGAATAGCTGCCGGCGCCGCCACCACCGCCGCCATCGTTTCGGCCGACAACACCACTCACGCCACCGCCGCCGCCGCCCGCGCCCTGACACTCGATGACGCAATAAATCATCCCGACCGAAGGCGTGTAGGTTCCGCTCGCGGCGAAAACCTGCTTCTTGACGGTCCGCACCATCTGCAGATCCTCCGCGAGCGCGACAATCGCAACCTGCGGCGCCGCGGAGAAGTTGATTTTCGCAGTGGTGCCGGCCGAGTTGAAAAGCACGCTCGTTCGGGCGAACACGCCCGTTCCGGAATTGTAAGCCCCGAATCCGATTTCCCATTGCGAAAGGTCGTTGCTTTCGGCGCGATAGCTATAGGTCGCGCCGTTCACCGCGCCAGCGGCCGAGGGCGACTGATACCCCGTGACCGCGCTCGAATACGTCCAATCCGTCGTGCCGCCGGCAGTCGGATTGAAGCGGCAGACGTTGATGAATGAGGATGGCATGTGTCAGGTAATCGTCAGGATGCCGTTGGCCTGGTCGATATCGACCGTGAAGGTGTTGCCGTTGGTGAGCGTGAGCGGCGTACCGTAGTCCCACCATCCGATGAGCGGCTTTGTCGGCGACGTGAAATTGTAGAGAACGGCATATTGGAAAGGCCCGATATTGCCGCCGGCCGCCGTCCATGCCGGGTCGGTGCCGCCCACAAACTTGAACGTGCCCGAGGTCTGCGACCCGGTGATGGTCCCGACGCTGGCACCGCCGTTCGTGTAGCCGTTCGCGGTCGCGAGGTCCGCCGGCGTGTTGTAAACCGTATTCGACGCCGCCGGCGCCGTGTTCGTGAGATAGACCCTGTAAACGTGTGTCGTGCCGGTTTTCATATCGTGGAGTGCGTTCGCAACGTCGAGGACGAAGCAATTGAACTTGTTGAAATTCGCCATAGTGCGCTCTCGCTAGAACACGCGGCCGGCCACCCTCACGGTGAGCGGGCCGGCGTTGAATGCTGAAACGGTGCCGAGGTCGTTGAGTTCTTTGAGCGCCGAAGCGAAGCCAGAGCCCCACGTTGCGATTCGGCCATCCTGGTTGATGTACGGTGCCGCCTCGAGCAGCGATCCGTAAAGGTAGATATCGGGCGCGAGCGTGAGCAGCCAATTGGTGGCATCGGAGGCATCGGCAAGCGCGACGTTCTGCCGATAGACCATTTCCACCGTGTATATCCTCGCCGGCGTGGGTGCCAATTCGAGCTCATCGCCGAAAATGGTGAAATAGCGCGGCTGGCCCGGCACGTCCGCGGTCTCGGAGCGGTAAAGGTCCATCTGCGAATTTGATTTGAATTCCAGGAGCGGCTTTCCGCCGACATTGGTCAAGCGGATGCGACGCATCGACTGGAAGTCCGCCGGCAGCGCGATAAATTCCGGCTCACTCGCCTCGGGATCGGTCAACGCGGTAGCCCGCAATTCCATTTTCCGGTGGAAAAGGTTGCGGTTCACCTTCGATTCCAGAAGCTGGATGAACGTCGGAATGCGCGCGATCAAGGTGGTGTCCTGATCGCGCGCCAGATACTCGGTAATCGCCGCCTCAAGCGAGGCGCGGTCAGTGATCTTCACGCGATCTCCCGCGCCCAGCCAGAAACCAGCGCGGGCCTATCGGTGCGCAGATAGGTCCATTCCGGGTCTTGCAACTTGCGTTGCACGATCTCATCAAACTCGAGCGTGAAAAGCCGGAGCTTGGTATTGCCGCGCTTGTGCTCCTCATTGAGCCACTGCACATAGATAACGTTCGGGATGCGCGCGACGTGGCGGCCCCAATCGCCGCGCTGCTCCTCGCCGCGAGCCGCCTTGTTCCAATCAAGGATCGGCTCAACGTCTTGAACGTGCGCGATGCTGATATCGCGCCCGTTGCTGTCCAGGTGGATGCTTGCGTGAACGCCGGGGCGCATCAGGAGAGCTCCGTAACCCACAATGTGCCGGCGGTCGCCGTCACAAGGCCAGCGGTGGCGGCCTTGATTGCCGAGATACGCTGGCCAGGCGACACGATGACATATTCAACCGCGTTCGCCGGCAAGAATGGGTCCGCCGCGGTCGCGGTCTGCACGCCGTCGCCGATCTTGTAGTGGCACGCCGAGTTGGCGACCAGGCGGAGTTCATAAGTCCCCGCGGCGAATGCGTTGGTGATCCCCACGCTGGCGTCATACGCGATCGTTTGCGTGATCCCGTTACGCGAGGCGGGCTGTTTCGGAAAGAAACTCATGCGTCACCGGATCACAGCGTAGAAGTGCGCGGGGATCGTCGCCCCACCGCCGCCCGATGGCGTGAACGTCACCAAGTCGCCTTCGTTGACGGTGACAGGCGTATTCACCTCAACGCTGCCGATCGCGTTGGTGCCCCCCGTGAAACTGATTGTCGCGACCGTCGGGCCGCCGTTGATGGAAACCGCAACGCTGATCGTGCCGGTGGATGCGCCCTCCGAAACCGCAAAGGCGCGCTGCAGGTTGCCCTTGTGGATCGAGACCGTTGAGCCGGCCGCCGGACTGGCGCCGATCGAGGCGGTACGGGCGTAGACCGCGCTTTCGTGGAACGGACGATTAAGAGGAAGTACCATTTGAGCCTCCCAAAATTCTTGAAATGATCGCGGGCGGCCCGAAAGCCGCCCGCAGTTGGTTCAGAGGCTCACGCCGTGGTGTTGTCGAACACGCCACCCGACGCCTTCTCGTTGCGCGCAACCAGCGCGTATTCGGCCAAAATCTGCGCCCGATCGTTGTCGCCGGTTTTGGCGAGCGGGATGGAGATCATGTTGCGGCCGTTGAGGTACGCCACCGCCCACTTGTCCATTTCCAGAACAAGCACGTCACGCGGACGTGAAAACCGGTTGGCGACAACCTTGAGCTTGCCGAAATCCGATTCGTAGGCGTCAACCGACGCAACGATCTTCTTCGACTTCGTCTCCTCCATCGCAGTGGCCCGGCCGGTGAAGGTCGAAAACACCTGCTTGTTGAAGGCGCCGGTCATGATGGTTCCGGGCTTGCCGCCGTTGGTCCAAATCGACGCCAGAACGGCTTTCAGGCGCGCTTCGGTGAATGCGAGCTGCGTGCCATCGACGCGCGTACCAGCACCATCCGCAGTCGCGGGGTCGGCAGCGCCGCCAGCGGTACCCTTGGACGTGTTGGACTTGATCCAGGACAGCGCCGAGGCGGTGGTACGGCCCGTCGTGTTCGGAACTTCTGCGGCCTTGGCCTGGTTGGAGCCGACAAGGATGGTTTCCATGTCGCGCTTGAGCTCAAGGCCCTTCAACATCTCCTGGTAGGCCATTTCATTGTCGCGGCCGGCGTGGTCAACGGCCTGCTGAGTGCCTGAGACCTGGGCTACCTTGAACGAAATCTGGCACAGGTTGCCGAGACGAGCGGTCGGTGTGACGGTGTTGCTGGTCGGGTTGTCACCTTCCAACTGCGCATTGCTCGCCGTTGCCGGGGCCAGCGACTGCGTCTGCCATTCGTGGTTGACGGCAGTCGCCTTTTCTTTGTCCACGCCGGACATGAAGGGCGTATCGGTCGGATCGATACGATAGATCATGTCCGACAAGTCTTCGCGGTTGCCAACCGCGTTGTAGGTCTGAAAGGTATTGGCGGGAGTGGACATCTAGTCTTCCTTTGGGCTTTGGCTTACCGGCGGTTGGCCGCTCGCTGCGCCACACGAAGCGCAACGGCGTCATTGAGACTGCCGGAATTGGTGAGACGAGTGGTGAGGGCTTGGACGCGTTCGGCCTGAGCCGCGCCGACGGCGGGCTTCACACCGGGCCGCTGTACGGGCGGAACAGGTTTGGCAATCGCGGCCGCCCTCGCTGCCTGCAAATCCTGGTAGCGGATCGCGTTCACAAGAATGCGCTGCACGCGATGATCAAAAAGCGAAATCTTCTCGCCCTTGTCGTACGCGCCGAGCTCTTGCGCCGTGAAACCAACCTCTTGCAGAAGCGACACGGCCTTTTCCATGATCGCCGAAGCTTTCTTGCTGTCCCCGAGGTCGGGGATGTGCTCAACAGCCTTGGCGTTCTCCGCTGAACGGAATGCAGTCCACTCATCGGTCTTTGCCGTGGTGGCCCGCTCCTCTGCCTTTTTCGCCTCTTCGGTCGCCCACGCAAGTTCGCCTTGGTGGGCCTGCCAGAGGTTGAAGCGCAGCGGATCGGTTTGGGCCAATCGCGTGACATCCGCAGTCGTGCGGATATCCGGGAAATCGCGAAGCTGCTCCCTTTCGAGAACGGCAACCGCGGCCTTTACCTGCGCCTCATAGTGAGAGCGCGCCTGTTCCGCCGCCTGCTCCTTGGCCGCGAGGGCCTTGGAAGTGGTAGCGGCGTCGTTTTGGCTCTGTCGGATGGCCTTTTCGCGGGTCGTTTCGCGGGCTGCAATCTTCTCTTGCAGTGAGCGCGGCAACGCTGCCCATTCGGCATCTTCCTCTTTAGCCCAAGATTTCGGGCGGGCGATGGGCGGAAGCTTGTCGGCCTCCGGGTCGCTGCCGTCATCTTCGCCGGGAGCAGGGTTCTCACCCTGGGCGGCGTTGCCCTCATCGGACAATTGCGGATCGTCGCCGGAGGCAGCGGCCGTGTCGGCCGCGCCGTCATCGGCGGCGGGAGTGCTGGAATCGGCGGGCTCACTCTCGCCGCTGGCGGCGGGCTCGGGAGCCTTATTGCGCACGCTGGCCCAAGCGGCGGCGGCCTCGTTGTACGTCATCGGCGCGGCGCCGCCCGACGCGTTTTCGTCTAGGTGGATGCGCGGAGCGCCAAACGGCCGGGCCGTCATGGCAATGTGGCTGGCGCTTGCGCTGAATCGGTTGGTGGCGTCGTTCATGGTTGGCAGTGTCCCTGCTAAAAGATGCGTAAAAGTTTCTTGCGCTCCGCAACGTCGGCAATTTGCTTCAGATGGGCCTGCGCAAGCCTGCCGCTGGATGCGGCGGCGGAAAGGTGATCTTTCACCTTCCCCACGATGTTGATGGCGAGGAACAGCTTTTCCCGCCCTGCAACGTCATTGATGTTGGTTGACCGCCACGCGGTGGTATACGCGTCCTCGAGCGCCTTGAACGCCTCGGCCAGGAGTTCGTCCTTGAGCAGGACGTCGGCGCGAATGCCGCGTTCTACCGCCTTCTCGTCCTCACTGCTCATAGGCGGCCGACTCCCTCTCTTCGCGGGCCGCCTCGCGGTCCTCGCGCCTTGCCGTCATGTTGGCATCGTGGTTGTGCGCGGTCGCGATGATACCCAAGACGTCGCTCGCAAGCGAAGTTTGCTCCCGGCGTTGCGCGTGCTCATGCTCCCGGTGCGCGCTGTTGGCCTTCAAGGCGGCATCCAAAAGCTTAAGCTTGGCATCAATCTCCGCCTTGATGCGGGCGAGCTCCATTTCAGCCTGCAGCTTCACCTGTTGGTGGATGGCGTCATTTTGCGCCTTGCGAGCCTCGATCTGCGCCCGCGCCTGCGCCTCGGCGATATCCGCCTGTGACTGCGCCTGAATGGCCGCGGTTTTCGGATCGGGCTGCGGAGGTGGTGCCGGGTTGAGCAGTTGCCCGGTGGCAGGATCCTTCTCATCCGGGTTCTTGAAGAACTTATCCGGGCTCTTGTGGCCCATGATGCGCGCGAGCTCGGCGGCGGTGTTGTAGAGTTCTCGATCGCCGACAAGGTGGGTTTTGCCGGCCGCCACCAATTCCTTTTGCACGTTGGCGAGCGCCATGGTCTGCGCGAATTGCTGCGCCTTGCCGCCGGTGCCGAGGCCCACGTTTATGGTCATGTCATCGCGCGTGCGCCAGGCGCGCGGGTCAACCTCAACCCACGCCTTGCGGATTTTGACAGTCTGCGCCTTCTGTCCGTGCTTGCGGATCGTGGCGTGTAGCAGCGAAAACACGTCGCGGACGCCTTCGGCCATGATGCGGGCGAGCAGCTTGACGCGCATCTGCGACGCCGAAAAAACCTGTGCAACAGCGGTGGCAGACTGATTTTGCAGCGCGTTGGCGTCGATGCCCTGCGATTGCCGCGAAAGACCGGTGCGGGTTTCAAGTTCCGCGTCCAGGTGCTGCATCATCGGATAGATGGACGCCGTAACATCGGGCACCTTCTGCCAGTTGACGCCGCCGGGGGTCTTGGTTCGCACCACGCCGCCCGGGCGGCTCACCAAAAGGTCGTCAAGCGTATTCGGCCCGGCGTGCGCCTCGGCGACTTCCACTCGCGGGTTGTTGGCGAGATAGAGATTGTCCAGGCCGGACCGCTTGAGCGCGGTTTTCTCGCGCTGCGTCGGCATCACAAGATCGGCGACCGATCGCCCGAAAAAGCGATGCGTCATAGGAACCGGCGACGTCGCCGCAAACGGCATGGCGTCAAACGGCGTGATGCACTCCTGACCGTCACGGCGCAGGATTTCGCCCTTATCGCCGCCGGTTATGACCTGATACAGGCACGGGCGACCCCGCCCCTCGTAGTCCATCCGAACGTAATGCTCGGTGATCTTGACGTTACGGGTTGCGGTGTTGGTGTCGTCGCCACTGCGCGCGGCGTTCTCGTTCACCGTGTCGCGCTGTTGCGGCTCGAGGGACTGCCCGAGGTAGGACGTAAGCCCCTTGATCTGGTTTTCGTCAAAGCCCTCCGCGATCAAGTCGCCCTCGGTCTTGGTGACGACATCGTGGAAGCAATAGTTGCTGTCCCGAATCGACCGTGCGCCGCGCTCAATACCGAATTCCTCGGGCGGGACGCCCATGACGCGGGCCTGCGAAAGCTTGCGCGTGGTGACTATGGTCACGTCATGGAAGCGAGGAGCCACAAGAGGCGGCAAAACCTCGCCAGCGACGGCCGGAGGCGTGGCGGCGGGCAATTGAGCGGGCGCGGCGAGCTCGGGCGGCATTAGCTGGTTGCCTTTGACTTGATCGGAACGCCATCGCCGGCGTGCTCCGTATGCTCCACTATCTCAAGCGCGCCGTTCGATTCGGCGATGGCGTGCGCGAGGAGCGCAAATTGATCTTCGGAGAGGTCGTAATAGGTTTCGCGCTGCTCCTCCTCGCGCTCCTCCCACCAAACCTTGACGATGCCAACCTTTGAAAGCAGCGCGTCCTTGATGAAGCTGTACAGCACCATGAAGCCGGGATTTTGCTGCATGAACACATGGTTCACGTAGTCGGTTTCCTGTTGCGCGGCCTCCTCATCATCCGGCCCAACC